GTTTGTCGGCGCCTGCGCCTGCTCGATCGCGAAGGCGCGGGCTTCCTTGCGGTGCGCCTCGTCGAGCTTGGCGATCTCCATCAGGTCGGCGAAGTTGGCGCGCATGGCGGCGTCGGCGGCCTTCTGCGCTGCGGGATCGCCGGCAATGCGTTCGACGGCCTGCTGCGCGTTGACGGCCCCGACGGCCTTGGTGGCGATCTCGGCCACCTGCGTCGCGATGGCCTCGTTGCGCACGTCGAACTTGTCTTTCGAGAACATCTTCGCCAGCGAAGGCAGGAGGTCGATGAGGGTCGGCAGGAGCGAGAGCGCGACGGCGGCGATCGGGGCGGGCATGGCGGATTCCTTTTTCGGTTCGGTGACGAGATCCTTGAGCGATGCAACGGGCGTATCGAACACTTCGGCGCTTGCCGTCGGCGTCTCGCTGATCGGCTCGGGTTCTTGCTCGTCGGCGGATGCCTCCAGCACCATTTTTGCCTTGAGCCAGTAGTCCCTGCGGCTTTCGAGCCCATTGGTGCCGCCGTTCACGCGCCGGGTCACGGCGAGAAGCGCCGATTCGTCACCGGGGTCGGCGAGCTCGTTGCATCCGTGCGCGAACCACCACCAGGCGGAGGCTTCCGCGGCGAGCGGGAGCTGCTCGAGCTGCTCCGGATTGCTGATGAGGTCGACATCGAGTGCCTGACTCGCCTGTGCGTAATTCTCCCGCCCGGTAATCTGGAGATAGCCCCGACCGCGATATCGGAAGCCGTCTCCGGGCTGCGTGTTGCCGAGATCGGCGCGGCCTTCGTAGGTGAGCTGCTGCGGCGTCGGCCCCCACAGCTCTGCCGCCCAGCGGAAAGCGCCGCTTTCGTGCGCGATCTGCCCGATGAATAGTGCCTGACGCGCCGGAGTGTTGATGCTCCATCGGGCCATCGCTTCGGAGAGCGCTTCCGCCACGCCAAGCGGGGCGCGGCCGGTGATGGCAATGAGCTGGGCGCGGTTCATGGAAAGATTCTTCTTTGGCGTTGCGCGTTGTCGATGCGTTCGCAGGCGATGTCGAAGTATTTTGGTTCGATCTCAATACCGATGAACTTACGGCCGAGGTTCATGCAGGCGACGCCTGTGGTGCCGGAGCCCATGAATGGGTCGAGGACTACTTTAGCGGCGGAGCGAGCAACAATGAACCTCATCACCGATTCTGGCTTTTGCGTCGGATGTTGCTGTCCATTTTCAGCGTTGTAAGCCGCTACATGACGCCCGCCAACCCCGAGCCCGCGTGTCAAGCATGGCTCAAAGCTACTGCCGCATGGATGCGGATTTGTCTTGACGTAAACAATCATACCGTCAGCCCGCATAAGAGGCGCTAACGTCGATATCGAAGAAGGAGAACAAAAGACGGCTGCTGGTCCGTTAAACAACTCGATCCACGAATCATCTCGCTTGTCCCAAGGAAATACCACTCCGCCTGTCGATTTTGAATAATCTAGAGTCCCCTCTGCAGCGCCCCCCCTTTTCGGTGAACCGCCTATCCCATACGGCGGATCAGTAATCACCGCGTCCACCTTCGGCAACGTCGGCAGAATCTCTAGGCAATCCCCGAGATAAAGCTCCGCATTCCCGATGATCTCCTTGCGCTGAAATGGATGATGCGCGCCGACACCACTCATGTCTGGCGACGCGAGTATATGAGTCGACGTCATCTGCGCTTCTCCAGTGCCGCCAGCCGCTCGCGAAGTTCGGCGAGCTGACGGTCCATGGCCTCGCGGTCGCGCCTCGCCTCCGAGCCGCGGTAGCGGTCGTCGACGTTTGCCCGCATTTCTGTTTCCATGCGCGCAATTTTCTCGCGGAGCACGGCGGTTTCGGTCAGGTTGCCCTCGATCTTGGCGATGTAGGCCGCGGACGTCGATTGATGCTCGTTGCGGTACCTGGTGAATCCTTCGATGTCCTTTTCGAGCTTGGCGATGGCGAGCTGGGCGCTGATGTAGCCGGAGCCGGCCATGAAGACGGCGTTGGCGACGAACGCCAGGGTGACGGACGCGATCTTCCCTTTCGCTCCCTGGTCAGTGACTCTGCGTGCAGGCACGGCGGCCTCCCTCCACGGGCACCATCTGAGATATTCGTAAATCGCGGCGTCGAGTTGAACGAGCCAGCGCATCCAAAGTCCCGCCCCCTTTCTGGTCTCCGAAATCAGGCGTCTGCCGTCACCCTCACCACGTTCGTCCCGTCCGCGAAGAGGATCGCCCGCTTCGTCTGCGCCACCACGATCCCACTGCCGGCAGAGGTCTTGAACGTCGTGGTGAAGGCTCCGGTGTTGTTGCAGTAAACGATCCATTCGCCATCGTTCGGGAGAATCACGTTGCGGTTTCCGGTGAGCACGCCGGTCGTTGTGATGTGGCGCGCGCGCGCCTCGGCGGCGGTCAGCGTCACATCGCCGCTGGTGACCGCTACACTCACCTTCTGGCTGATGTAGCCGAAGTCGACCCAGGCGCGATAGTCGGTGTAGCTCGTCACCGTGGCGCTGCCCGTGACGATCTGATAGAGCGGGATCTGCCCGGCGGTGAACCCGGTGGTGTTCTTGCTCACGACGCCGGCCCGCGTCGATTCGACGTAGTTGGTGGTACTGCCGGTGAGCGCGACGGTGCCATTGGCGATCTGCGTGAGCACGCCGTCCACGTAGATCGTACCGCCGTAATAGCCCCACGTCAGGCCCGTGGTGGTGCTGGCCCGACGCCCGAACAGGCTCGCCGGGCTTGCCGCGTCGAAGAATGCATTCGCGGTGACTTCCTTGCTCGCCTGCGATTGGCTGATCGTGTCGAGGTTGGTTGTGCTGTTCGCCATTTAGATCGCTCCAGAGACCGGGAAGCCGCGCCCCACGGTCGAGGACATTTGATAGACCCGCACGTTGATGCTCGACTGCGGCGCGCCGAAGTCGGTGGTCTGCTGCGCGGCGGTGTAAGTGACGGTTTGCGTGGCCGAGGTGAGCGTGCGCAGCGTCGCCGTGTCGCCGGCATTGCGGATGTCGATCTCGTAAGACTCCGTGCTCTCGCCGAGGCTCGCATCGACGTAGTCGCGCCACTCGCCGCCGATGCGCGTGCGCCGGATCCACGTGACGACCAGATCGCTCGAGGCGTTGCGGTCGCCGCGCAGATACACGGGCGCGAGCGGCTTCTTGCCGATGCCGGTGTTGGTGAACGCTTCGGAGGCCACCGCCGCGAGCGACTGGCCGAAGCTCGCCGCCTTGAGGTAGCGCGTGGTGTTGAGCTGCGAGCTGGGCGGAGATGGCCGGGTAAGCCCGGCGGTTCCGAGGAGCACGAAGCGATCCGTGCTCGTGTGCGTCGCCATGTGCTGCTCGGTACCGAAGCGCCCACGCAGCAGCCCCGTGAGCCGGTAGGTGGTGCCGGAGACCAGCGTGGCCGTCTTGAACGCGATCACCTCGGAGCCCAGGAGCGCCCAGTTCGCGCCGGCGAGCACCTGCGCCTCCGTGGCCGAGCTGATGCTCCCCGCGACCACGTTGACCGTGACGTTCGACAGCTCGTCGAAGACGTTGCCTCCGGAGAAATTGCCGAGGGTCGAGGTGGCGACGCCGATCGCGGTCGTCGCCGAGGCGCCGCCAATCTGGGCGAAGTTGGCGTCGTCCGCCGCGTCGAAGACGGCCGCGCCCCGCCAGCCGGTGTAGAGCCCGGCGAGCCCGACGTAGTAGCCGAAGTCGTCGTCCTGGTCGCGCAGGATCGGGATGTCCATCGCCTCCCAGAGCGTCGGGCCGACCGTGGCGATGGCGAGGTCGTTGTCCTGGCTCGTCGCCCCGGAGGCGCTCGAGCTGTAGGCGGCGGCGTTATCCAGCTCGCCCTCCCAGATGATCCGTTGGCCCTCCTCGCGCTTGCGGGTGGCGCGCACGGTGTAGGAGATCGAGCCGCCCGGCTGGATGGTGAAGACGTCCGTCGGCTCGTATTTCGCATACTCGACCGAGGTCGCCCACTCGCAGCGCGTGCGCGCCATGTGGGCGGCGTAGAGCAGCACGTCGGCGATGCGCGCCCCCTGGTCGGGCGTGAGCACGAGCGGCAGCTCCTGGAACACCTGCTCGACCGAGCGCACCACCAGGCGGCGGGCGTACTCGCTCGCCTGGGCGTAGCTGCCATCGTTATTCCAGAACTGGACCACGACCTGCCGCGGCGCCTCGGTCTCATCGGAGCGCTCGACCTTGAGGAGATCGGCCGGGCCGTTGCCCGCCTCGACCGCGCCGAGGTCCGCCGCCGCGATCGTCACCGCCGACGAGCCGCCGCGCTTCACGAACTTCAGCTTGTTGTCCGACTCCACCGCATCGAAGAAAAACGCCTTCGCCAGCGCCTCGAGCGCCGATCGCGCCGTCATCGGGCGGGTGATGGCGTAGCCGTTCACGGTGTCGGTGAGCGCCGTCACGGTCACGTCCGAGGCCGCCATGCCGGCGAGTTCGCAGATCGTCGTGACGATGGTCGATAGCGCCGGCGAGCTCGCGGTGATCGAGGGCAGCAGGTTGGCGGCTCCGGAGTCGCTCCAGGCGTAGCCGGTCGCCGGGATCGTCACCGCGCCGGGGTATGTGACGGTGTGGCTCGCGTTCAGGATGGTCGACGTGCCGCCGGGGAAGAGCTGCGCGAGGAAGCCGTTCGTGCTGCCGGAGATCTTCCAGACGAAGTAGAGGTGATCGACGACGGCGAAGTGGTTGAAGTCCGCATCCGCGATGCTAGAGAACGTCCACGAGTCGATGAGGTTGCCGGCGGTGTCGTACTTCCGCAGCCCTCGGGTAAAGTTGCCGCTGTGGAAGTTGGCGACCCAGAAGTAGGTGCCGTCGCTGCTGATCTTCCACCGGCTCGCCTCGTTCGTGTCGACGCATGCGAAGGTGAGGGTCAGAAACGGCGTGCTCTGCGGCAGGCCCTTGGCGTGGTCGTAGTCGACGAAGTCGAGATAGCGCGTCGTGCCGTTGCGGTGGCTCGTCAGCACCACGTCGCCGATGCGGTATGCCTGGCTCGGCGAGCCGACGTTCGAGAGCGACGGCAGGCCGATGGTGTTGGCGGCGTAGCTGCCGTCCGCGAGCGGACGCATCCAGGTGCCCGCGGTGGCGCTGGAGAACGCCGCGCAGAGGCCGAGAATGTTGCCCTGGACGATGTTCGTGCCCCACGTGCCGGAGTGCGAGAACGTGGTGTTCGTCCAGGTCTCGGTGGACAGGATCGCACCGTTTGGCGAGAGCGTGCGGAACACCGTGGTCGTCGAGGGCGAGAGGCTCGCGTCGGTGCGCGCAGTCACGAACAGCCCGTTCTCCAGATAGCCGGCCTGCGCCGCGTTGCCCGACACGCTCACCGCGCTCGGCCGCGACTGCGAGCCCGAGACGATCACCTCGAACTCGAGGTTCGGGATCCGGCCCCATTTCGTGATGTCCGCGTCGGTGAAGACCGCGTAACACATGCCACGATGTCCGGGCACGTTGCCCGCGCCTTCATAGCTCTCGATCGTGGGGTCGGCGAGCTGCGTCTCGCTGCCGGCGTAGAACGTGGCGTTCCCGAGGCCGAGCACCGAGCCCGAGATCTGGGTCAGGTCGGTCGTGTTGGAGTAGTAGATCAGCTCGCCGTCGGCCCACACTCGCCGGATGCCGGCAACCGGCCCCTTGCAGAGCGCGATGGCGAAGCTCGCGAGGTACGTGTACGTGCGGGTCGTCACCTCCTGCCCGCCGCCCTTGCCGACCTCCTCGGTGCTCTCGCTCACCAGCTCGCGGATGCCGCCGCTCCAGATGAGATTGCCCGCGATGCGCACGTTGCCGAACGCGATCGGGATGCCCACGCCGTAGGTGCTCGCCTGCACCCGCAGATCGTTGAGGCGCGGCCCCTCGCGCAGCATGTCCTCCTTCTTCTGGAAAAGGAGGCTGCCGACGGTGGAGCCGACCATCCACCCGATCGAGGCGTAGCCGAAGGCGCTGCCGACCGCGGCGCCGGCGAGCCCGAGCGCGAGGATCGCCATCTACGCGGCCCCCGGCAGGCGGTAGCGGAACGCCGCGACCAGGCGGCTTTGCCAGACGGTGTCCATGCGGTTTTCGACGACCTTCCGGCTCGGCGCGTAGGCGTGGATCATCGAGAAGCCGCCGCTCGGGTGCTCGCCGACGATGGCGAGGTGCTGCGGGTCGCTCTCGATGCGAAAGACGGCGACGTCGCCCACGGTGAGGCGCGAGAGCGCGATCGGCTGCAGGTGCTCGCGGCAATGCTCGACGAGCGAGCGGCCGTCTGGCCGGCGGGCGTAGGCGGTCACGTCGAGATCCTCGGGCAGCGCGCCGAGCGCCTTGCCGACGACGATCACCAGCCCGGCGCAGTCGAGCCCGGCATCCGTCCTCCCCTGGTGCTGGAAGCGCACGCCGAGCCACTCCCGCGCCTCGTCGGCGATCCGACGCCGCGGCGCGGATTCGATGAGGCCCGCGACCGCCTCCGGCGCTAGGTGCGCTGCCATTGCGCCTCCTCGCCCGGCACGTAGGGCTCGCCGCGGAAGTTGACCACGTTCGCGAACTTCGTCTTGCAGTCGGTGATGAGCCGCTTCTTGCAGCCGGGATACACGGAATAGGCGTTGCCCGTACCGATGGTTCCGATCATCGGCAGCGCGAGCGTGAAGAGCTTGGTGGCGCCGTTCCAGCTCTTGACCTCCATGCTCTTGCCGTTGTTCGGCCCGCTCGTCCAGGTGAGCTTGCCGCCGTCGAAGTAGCCGGTCGCCTCCGTCCGGCTCGAATCGGTGAAGCGGGCATTGTCGGTGACGGCCGTCGCGCTGCCGGTGACGGTGTAGGTGGCGAGGTTGACGCCGCAGCGCGTGTCGCCGAGGTCGGCGCGGCACGAGGCGGTATAGACCTCGCCCACGGTCTGCGCGAGCGCCTGGGCGAGCCCCCGCAGCTCCGCCGTGAAGGTGCTGCGCCCGAGCCGCACCTGGCCGAGCCGCCCTTTCCGGAGCCACAGCACGCCATCGGCGACGGCCTTGTAGTTGACGCGGAAGATCTCGACGACCGCGTAGTCCCAGACCCCGGCAAGGAGGTCCGTCTCCGTGATCGTGGTCGCGTCGAGCACGCCCTCGACGTCGAGGTTGTCCACCGCGAAATCGGACGACGTGACCGCCGCCGTCGGCGTGTAGCCCGTGGCGGCCTTGTAGAGCTGCGCCGAGACGGTGAGGTCCTCGACGTGATCGGTGAACCCGAAGACCTGCGCATCCGTGCGCGTGACTTTCCAGCACGTCGCGAGCGTCGTCACCTCGCCGGCGAGGTGCGTGGCGAGGTTGGCGCTGATGGACTTCACAGGCGCAGCTCTTTGAGGACGATCTGGTCCCAGGTCGCCCGGTTGCCGATGCCGCCGCGGCGCGTGGCCGAGAGCCAGTCGGCGTCGAACCGCACGGGGACGTCGAACTCGCCCGCCCAGGTGATGGTGTCGCCGCCGCCCGGCGCAGTGCCCCACGTGACGATGCCGGTCGTAAAGTCGATCGACACTTGCCCCGCCGCCGGCACCCCCGCCACGAGCGTCTGGGCGACGGCATTCTTGTAGATGGTGCACTTGCCCGACACGGGCTTCACGATCTTTCGATCGAACGTGGTCGAGCCCGCCTGGTAGCGCTTGACCATCTGATAGGTGGTCGCGCCGGTGCCGACGCCCGTGCCGAGGAGCCCGGTGGTGCTGGTGGTCGAGTAGTCGTAGTGATCGCGGAACCGGAAGCCGTGCGCGGCGCCGCGCATCACGAGAAAGAACGCCTTGAGCGTGTCGAACTCCGACTTCGGCCGGTTGACGAGGCTCACGACGTAGCGCTCGCGCGGCATGTCCCAGGCGGCGTTTCGGCTCTCGAAGCCGCTGGAGAGCTCGGCGATGTCGGTCATGAATTCCGGGCCGCCCTCCGCATCCCTCGCGAGCGTGGTCGGAAAGCGCGGCGATTCGTAAAACGCCATCAGGCATTCCTCCGGGTCGCCCGCGCGACGACGCGCCCGACTTCCGCCGCGACCTGCTGGGCCGAACGGCGATCAGCGGCGCCGGACATGGAGATGTTGACGGTCACACCCCGGCCGCCAGATGCAGCGACGCCGAGATCTCCGCTCGCCGTGCGCCGCAGCGGCATGATCGCCTCCGGGCCGGCCTCGCCCATCATCCCGACACCCCGCGCGAACGGGAAAATGGTGGGCTGCGCGACGATGCCGCCGCGCGCGAAGGGCACCAATCCTGCGGGAGAAAAGACGTTCCCCTTGGCGCTGAAGAGTCCGCCGATGAAATCCATCAGCCCGCCGACGCCGCCGCTCTGCGCGGCGCCGATGCCCTGGCTGAAGACGTCGAAGAGCCTTTCCGTGACCAGCTTGCGGGTGCCAAGCTTGATGAGGTCCTGCTCGATGCCCTTGAGAATCTCCCGGAAGCCCTTGCCGCCGCTGATGGCGTCTTCGAAGGCGGAGGAGAAGGTCAGGCCCAGCTCGCGCGCGACGTCGGCGCCGTTTTTGGCCTGGTCGGCGATCTCCTGCCAGTCGCCTTTCGTGAGCGCGACGCGCTCGCCCGCGGCGGTCCACGTGTAGACCAGATCGTCGGATGCGGCCTGCAGGCGGTCGATTTCCTCGATCATGCCGCGCAAGCCCTGCTCCTCGGCGCGCTTGGCGGCCTGCTCCATTTCGCGGAATTGCGCGATCGGCAGCTCGATGCGCTGGCCGGCTGCATTCCACGTGGTGACGAACTCTTCGGCCTGCGCGAAGACGTCGTCGGCATAGCTTGCCCACGCGCGCTGGCCCTCTTCGGTGAGGCGCTTTTCGCGTGCCACCGCCTCGGCGCCGTACTTCTTGCGAAGCTCCTCCAGCTCCTTCAGCCGCTTCTTCTCGGCCTCGGCCTTGGCGTCCGCCGCGGCCCGTTCTGCGGCTGCGGTCTGGGCGGCTGCCCCCATGCGCGCGGCCTCCGCGGCGGAGGGCTGGATCGTGCCAGTGGCGACGTTCGAGCCCTGCCCTGCGGCGCCGGCAGCGAGCGCGACCTTACCCGCCGCGCCGACGATGCCAAACGGCCCCGGCATCTCCGCGAGCTTGTCGAGGAAGTCGGAGAACTCGGTCTTGGTGCCCTTCAGCTCGTCGCGCAGGTTTTTCAAGAGGTCGGCGGTGCGGGAGAGGCCCTTGTTGAGCGTGCCGCCGATCACGCCGTCGGTGCGTGCCAGCTCCTCGAGGAACTCGCCCCACGATTTCGAGAGGTCTTTGGTGGCCTTGTTGAGCCCCGCGTTCATCCGCTCGGCCACGCCCCCGATGCGGCTCTCGACGATGGCAAGCTTCGCGGCCTGCGCGCCGGCGACGTCGCCGACTTCCTGCAGGCCTTTGATTGCGTCTTCCTCGGTCTTGGTGAGCTTGCCGAACTGCCGCTCCAGGCGACCGATGCCGCCCTCCTGGTTGGAGAGTGCGGTGCCGATCGCCTGCGCGGCCGTCGGGAGGTCGGTGCCGGTGAAGGCGGCGAAGTCCGCCGCTGCCTTGAGCGCGCGTTCGAAGTTCGATCCGGCGATCTCGCCGAACTTGAGGAGCTGCGCCTGCGCGTTGCGGATCGACTCGTCGTCGAATTCGGTGAGGTCGACGAGCTCGTCGTTCAGGTCGTCGAGCTGCTTTTTCGTCAGCCCCGCCGCGTAGCCGGTGGCTTGCAGGGTGGCGACGAGCCGCGCCTGGCTCTTCTCGGCCTCGATGCCGGCATTCGCGATCTCGCGCAGGCCGAAGCCGCCGGCGAGCACGGCAAAGGTGGTGCTCGCCACGGTGCGCAGCCGTCCGAAGCCGTCCTTGAGCTCGTCCATGCTGCGCTTGAAGCTGTCGAACCCGGCGCGCGATTGGTCGTCGACGCGGATCGCGACGCGGGCTTCGTTCTGGGCGGCCATCTAGTTGAGCCTCATGCTGGATTCGATGGCGCGGGCGATGCCTGGCAGTTGCGCCTGCACGGTCGCGCGGATGCGCGTGCGCTTCCTCACCTGCACGCTCGGCACCAGCACGGCGATCGGCACTTCCTTGAGCCGCCCGGCGCCACCGAAGCGCTTGCGTGCGGCGGTGGTGAACCGGCGCGTCACGCTGCGGGTGTCGGCGATGTTCTCGGCGAACACGATGACCTTGCCGCGCACGTTGACGAAGCTCGCGTTGCCGGCGCGGATCAGCTCCCGCATGACGGTCGAGAACCGCTTCGCGCCGATGCGGATGAGCGGGATGAGCAGCCCGCGCCCGCTCTTGGGCGTGAGGGTGCCGCCGGTCTCGAAGATCTCGACCCAGGGCGCCTTGAGCGCTCCGGCGAGCATCATCGGCGGGATGTCGCGGCGCGCATCGAACACCTTCGCGCCGAACGCCGAACCGAAGTTCTGCCGCTTGACCGCGAACGCGCGGCGCGCCTCCGTCTGCATGGCCGCCTTGACCACCGGCTGGGCTTTCTTCATGCCGTTGCGCGTGCCGGCGAGAATCGCGGCCTGTTTCTCGCGCGTCCAGGCCGTGAGCTTGTTTCGGTCGATGAGGCCCTCTCCGGTGAGCGAAAGTCTCATCGGCGCAGCTCCTGCGCCTGATGCTCCGACACCTCGGCGCGGATCACGAGCAGGCGCTCGATGAGCGATTCCGGATCCTCCACATCGAAAAGCCCCACCGCGAGCGGCAGGCGATCGGGCTCCCAGCCGCCCATGAAGCTATAGACCTCGAGCGCGAGCTCGCCGCCGGCGTCGAGCGGCGGCCGCATGCGCTCGGCTTCCTCGATCGGCATCTGAAACATGGCTGCCATGGAGTGCGCGCCGCCGTTCAGGTCCCAGGCGACGCGCTCGGCGAGTTTTTTCGGGCTTCCTCCAGTGCGTCGCGGCGCGCGAGGAACTTGTCGAAGAGCGGCCCGGCGAGCTCGGCGGCGAGCGCCTGGTCCTCCGCCATCAGGAGCTTTGCGGCCATCGGGCTCCACGGAAGAAAATCGCCTTCCTCCGCATCCGGCACGAGCCAGCGCGAGGGCACTTGGTCCCAGCCGACGAGATGATCGGGGAGGAGTTCGCGGGCGAAGTTCTCGATGTCGAGCGCTTCGCCGCGCGACTCCAGCCTCTTGAAAACCTGCCGCGCGGACGCCTGCGTTGGGATACGCAGCCGGTATCGGCGCCCGCCGACCCAATGGTCGAACTCGCGGGCGCCGTCGTAGCGCAGTTTCAGCTCTGCGGTGTCCATCAGGTGCCGTAGTTCGCAATCCGGCCGGCGCCGTTGAGCGAGAGCGTGCCCGTGGCGATGCCGTTCTCGGAGTTGAAGCTCGGGTTCAGGCCGATGGTCGCGCTGCCGTACTGCTTGCGACCGCTCGGGAGGGTGATGCGGAACGGAACGACCGTTCCCGCGTCGGCGAGCGCGAGCACCGTTTCGAACCACGCGACGCTCGGGTCCCAGTGAAAGCTGAAGTTCAGTTGGTTCCGCGCCGCCAGAATGGGCGTGAAGATCTGCTGGCTGTCCGTGATCTCGGTGGTCTCCGCTTCCACGAACCCGCCGCCTCCGGAAGTCGGGTTCGGGCGCAGGCCGGTGATCGATGTCCAGGTGACGATCTCCCGGATCGAACCGACGCCTTCGCCAGCGGGATAGTCCGTGGTGCTGGAGGTGTTCAGACCCTCGACCGTCACGTCGTTGGTCGCGACGGTGCTCGCGCGGCGGACTTGCTTGTTCGCGCGCGTCCAGCCCGACGTGATCTCGAAAATGTCGCCCGTCGTGATGCCGTGGCCGGTGCCGAGCGTCATGACGCCGGGGTTCGCGTTGGTGAATGCGGAGATCGTCGCGGTGGTGCCGTAGGTGGCGGCGACCGCGAGCGTCAGTCCTTGAGTCTTCAGTACGGCCATGATTAGCTCCTTTCGTTTGGATCAGGCCTCGATTAGCGCGTCGGGAGCATCCGCCGCGGTGAATAGCTCGGCGGTGAAGCGCATCTGCACCGCGCCCGCCTCGGCTTCTGTTTCGGCGTCGAATTCGATTTCGCAGCCGGTGTAATAGACGCGGACGCTCTTTCCCGCGACGGTGATCGCCGCAGCGAGCGCGGTCTCGACTTCCTTCGCGATCTGGTCGAGCGTGTCGTCAAGGTTCGCCGCGGCCTTGGCGATTCCATCGACGCGCACCTCGATCTCGCGCCGCTGGCCCTCCGGATTCTCGATCGTCTCCGTGGTCACCGTCTCGGTCGTCGTGTAGACGAGCAGCGCCGGCAGCTCGCTCGATTGCACCGGCCAGATGCGGCTCTGAAAGACGCTCGACCCGGTCGTCGTGAGCCCCGTCACGGCGGTCGCGACGGCCTCACGGAGCTGGCGCCGGACGTGATCGGCCATCGCTAGGGCGCCTGCAACACCAGACGCACGACGCCGGTGCCGTCCGGCTCGACGCCCCGGATCGTGAATCCGGTTCCGAGCACGGTAAGCGTCTGGCCATGCGCGACGCCCGTGAAGTCCGCAGCGACGCCCGTGAACGTCGTCCGGGCCGATTCGAAACCCGGAAGCGATACCGTGCCGCGCGCATAGGGCGAGTCGAAGAGCCCGATCACGTCGTACTCGTTCACCCCGACCGTCCATTTCGCCGCGACGGCGAAGTCGTTGGTGTCGAAGAACGCGTCGAAGTCCTCGGTGAACGGCATCACGCGGCCTCTCGTGCGAGCTCTGCGAGCTGCTCGATAACGACGTCAGCCACCTGGTCGCCGGGAATCGCCGCCTGGCAAAGCGCCGCGCCGGTGTTGCGTTCCGGCATGCAGTGATCCATGGTCCGGTGGATCCGATGGCATGGATGGCAAGGAACGTGAATCGGCTCGACCGCCGCGGTGTTCATCCAATGCTGGGTGAGATTGCGGTGCGAGGAGTGCGACAAGAGCACCACCTTGAGCATCGGCTCGAAGGCGACGGCATTGACCACGACCGATTCCGTGCCGATGACGGCATCCGCGAGCTGCGCGAACGCCAGCGCCTTGCGCACCGGCCAGGCGGTGCCCACGATGGCGCCGCCCTTCGGATCGTAGTTCTCGCCGCGAAGATCGCCGAGGACCACGGCGCGCACGCCCTTCGCTGCGAGCCGATCGATGCAGGCCTGCACATGCGGCCACCATTTCGATGCGGTCGATCCGGTCGGCGCGATCACCGCGACCGGGCCGTCGAACTTCGCCCGCTCGGCCAGCGCCCAGGCCGCCTCTTCCCGCGTCGGATAGAACTTCTGCCGCCAGACATGCGGCACGCCGGCGACGTCGTGCAGGGCCTCGAGGTAGTTGTGCGGGCCGAACAGGCGTTTCCTCTGCGCATCGGTGCGCCAGAAGTCCACGTCGGTCGCAGCCGGGAGCAGACGCGTCTCGACGATGCCGATCAGGTTTTCCCAGCGGTCGTACTTCGGCGCCTCGTAGAGAAAGTAGCTGACGAGCCCGGCGCCGTCGTAGACCGGCGGAATGACGATGATCCGGTCGACGTGCGGGTCGTGCCGGAGCATGAGCTCGCCCGCCTCCTGCGCGTACACCGTGACGTGATAGCCCTCGTCCTTCAGATGCGCGATCACGGAGGAGGCCCAGAGCGCGTCGCCGAGCGCGCCCATGCGTACTACCCCGACCGTCTTGGCCGGCCGTTCCTGCGCCCAGGGGTGAAGCCGCAGGCCGTCTCGGCGCTTGCGGTAGACCTGCAGGAACGAGTATTCCTGCCCGCCAGAGCGCGTCTCGTTGCGCTCGAGGTCCCAGCCTCCGATCGACACGCCCATCGCGTTGATGATGTCTTCGGGCGCGAAGTCGTGCTTGTGATCCGGGTTCGCGCCGGGCTGGCCGATGCGCGGGTAGTGATCGCGGTGCGGCAGATAGAGCGCGAGGTAGCCGCCGGGCTTCACCAGGCGCCACCACTCGGCGAGCGCCTTTTCGAAATCGACGATGTGCTCGAGCAGATGCGAGCTGTAGACGCAGTCGAACTGCTCCGTGCCGAAGACCGGAAGGCTCTCGCACGAGTCGACCATCATGTCGGCCTTGATGGGCGAGCCGAAGAGCTTGGCGTCGAGGCCGTTGTCGACGCCAATGAAGTGCGGCCAGACCTTCTCGCCCCCGCAGCCGAGATCGAGGCATCGGCCGCGGATATACGGCACGAGTTCGTGCCGCACCTTGGCCGATTCGTTGCCCTGCGGATCGTCGGCGCGCCAGGTCATTCGGCGGACTTGGCCTTACGCGGTGCCTTGGCCGGCTGATTGTCAACGGCCACGGTCGAATCGAGCGGGACGGGCGCCGGTTCCGGCGCTTGCGCCGGCTCCGGCTCGATGACGCGCTCGGCCTTGTTGTTCGCGATCAGCTCGCGCGCGAACGGATAGGGCACGGAGAATTCCGCGCCGACCGGCTGTGCGAGCCCGGCATAGAGGAAGGGCCGCGTGACGCGGATCTTCCAGGTGTTCGGTTCTTGCGGCATGAGTGCTCCGAAGAAATCCGGGGAGGACAGCAATGTCTCCGCCCTCCCCGGTGCCCGTTTAGGCGGTGATGCCCGTGCCAAGCGAGAACGCGCCCGGATAGCGGACGCCGATGTCCGTGGTCAGGAACGCCCGCACGCCGACGATGCCCGCCGCGAAATTCGCGTAGGGATTCGCCTCGACCTCGAGCACGCCCCACTCCGCGACGACGACCTGCGAGAAGTCGCCGAAGAGCAGTTGCCCCGCCGTCACCTGGTTGCTCGACATGGCGCGGATGCCCTCGACGTTGCCGTCGAGAATGCCGCCCTGCCAGACGGGCGTGTCGCTATTGCTGAAGCGGGCCTTCTGCTTCAGGATGCCGGCGATGGCCGGGGTGGTGACGTAGCCGGAATTCGCCGCCAGCGCGTTGGAGCCCGCGGCGTCGGTCTGGAACTCCAGGACGTTCGCATAGGTGACCGTGCCGGTGGTGATGGTGACGGTCCCGATGCCGGAGGTGGCGACGATGCCGGTCGGCTGCGGCGCGCCCGTGCCGGTGAGGCCGGCGACGTCGAGCGCGATGGCGCAAACCGCGGCGAGGTCGCTCATCACGAGCATCTCGGCGTCCGGCGACGATTGCAGCAGGAGCTGCCGCGAGATCTCCGTGTAGGCCCCGAGGTTCTTCGGCGTGAGGCTCATCTGGCCGATCACCATCTGGCTCT